GTCCGAGAATATAAAAAGCGTGGTGGAACTTATAGAGTGGAGAGAAAACGTGCCACAAAGAAGAAAAAGTAAACCAAGCACTAGAACTAAGGGTGGTTTAGACCGTTGGTTTAAAGAAAATTGGGTTGATGTAAAAACTGGTAAACCTTGTGGCCGTCAAAAAGGAGAAAAGAGAGGTTATCCAGCCTGTAGACCGAGTAAACGTGTCTCAAGTAAGACACCTAAGACAATAGGAGAGATGACAGCAAGTGAAAAAGCTAGATTTAAGAGAGAAAAAACAAGTAGCAAGAAGATAACATATCAACATAGACGTAAAA